TATAAAAATAAACTAGTAAAAAATACCATGGAAGACACGTCAAAACAAATAAAAAAGCTCGATCTTAAACAAAATGCTATCAAGATCTTAATTAACTCAATTTATGGAGCATTCGGCAATAAATGGTTCTATTTCTACAACCCAGACATTGCGCAATCGATTACTTTACAGGGCCAAGACCTAATTAAGTTTTCCATAAAGGCGGTAAATCACTATTTTTTAGAAAAGTGGCATCTTGATACTGAGCTGCATGATTTATTGGGTCTCAGTAAATATCGGATTAATAAAATCGAGGATGAAGCCGCAATTTACACTGACACCGACTCAATCTATGTCCAATTTGACTCAGCTATTCGTTCGATAGAGGGTGCATCCTTTTCTAGAGAAGAGGCTCTAAATATTTGTGTAGCAATTGACAATCATCGACTTTCCAAGTATTTTGATGCATGCTTTGAAAAATACGGCAAAGTCTTCAACACTAAAAATCGACTTAAATTTAAGCTTGAAAATCTTTCAGAATATGGAATTTGGCTTAAGAAAAAGAATTATGCAATCAAAGTTGCATATGATCCTAATCCAGAAATGAAGCTTTCGCCAAAAGAAAAGCGATATCTTATAATTAAGGGACTTGAACCAGTAAAAGGATCCTATCCCGATTGGGCTAGAAAAAAATTAGTTGAACTTACTGAGTATATATTGGAATTGGGTCGAGAACTAGACCTTGACCGCGATCTAATTCCTAAACTAAAAGCTATAAAAGATGAGTATGCCGGCCTCTCAATCGATGATGTAGCATTTAACTTTAAAATCAGGATCTACAATAAATATGTTGAGAGTGTCGACACCTTAAGGCTTAGAAAAGGAATATCAATTTATCCTAGGGCTGCAGCATATTATAATCATCTCCTAGTTTCAACTCAGCTTAATCAAAAATATCCAATGCTTCGTGAGGGTGATAAAATTAAATTTTATTATTGTGCGCCAAATGATAAAGAGTTTGATGTTTTTGCATATATGCCTGAAGTATTTCCAGAAGAGATAGCAATGCCGATGGATCGAAATTTACAATTTTTCTCGCTAATCGTCGAGCCAGTAAATCGATTATTGGAAGCAATGAAGATTACTTCTCTTGACCATGAACTAAAGAGAAAAATAAACCTTATTACTCCAAAAACCAAGAAGGCTCTTACTGATGACGATATCTTTCCTCTTTATTTAGTCAATCAGGAAACTCGGGAGAATGAAGCAGTTCCAGCAAAATTTTGGAAGATAATAGGCAATCCTGGCACTGAAGTTCCTGAGGCCGACTTTCCAGAATACCTATCCGTCATTACTAAATATGGCTTGAATACTGTTATTGTGCCGAAGTTTGAGCTTGAAAAATATTTAAAGCGCCTTACTAAAAAGAAAGAAAAAGCTGATGCTGAAGCTGAGGAGGTAGACGAATGAAAAAATGTCTAGTAAGTTCGTTAATTTTACAAAGAAATGGGCAAATGACCCATTCTCTTGAAAAATATCTCTCTAATTTTAGATTAGTCGCTGATCTTGGAAGTAACATAATTTTTTTCTTAGACAAAAAGATTGATCCTCCAGATTGGCTCGGGCCCAATATAAAAGTTATCCCAATTTCAATTGATGAATTACAAACCTTTCATTCGATGCACTATGCAACTTCCCTTACCCAAGGAAAGGGTGCATCATATAATCCTCAAAAAAATACATTAGATTACTTAATCATACAAAATTCTAAACTTGAGCTAATTTCTAAAGCTTTAAACATTTCGGATGCCGATCGTTTTGCATGGATAGATTCAGGAATAACTCACATTTTGAAAAAACCTGAAAAAACTTTAACCAAATTAAATTTAATTACTCATCTAGAAGAAGGAATCATTATTCCAGGATGTTGGGATCCGGGAAATCGACTCGATGACATTAATTGGAGATTTTGTGGAGGCTTTTTTACAGGTGATCGTAAAAATTTAGAAGAATTTTATCAGCAATCTAGGTTTGCAATTCGAACGATAATGCCTCTTGCTACTTGGGAAGTTAACGTTTGGGCATGGATGGAAATCACTATGAAGTTTCCGTTTAAATGGTATCAAGCTGATCATAACGATTCCATTTTTGATTTTGAAAATTATTTAAAGTTTCCAGATGTTCACTATTGAAAAAAACTACACTATCCAAGAATTTATTGCAATTCTACTTAAAAAGAGATTTCATGATTCTCCGATAAAACAGCAGATAAATGACTCTGATAATGATAAGTTAAACTTTGCCTGCCCATACTGTGGTGATTCTTCACATGATCCCAATAAAAAGAGGGGCAATTTCTATCTTTCGACCGCTACCTATAAGTGTTACAATGATGGCTGTGCAGTTTGGGTAAAGGCTGAAAAATTTATCTCACACTTTGCAAAAAAATATTCTTTGCCCATACCTGGAGTGGAGAAGAAGACGGAATTCAAACCGACTCTTAGCTCTAGAAAGGGTTCGATGATCGAATTTTTAATTAATCGTGAAATTGGGTTAAAGCTTTTACTGTTTGATCAATTGGTTGAGCGTTTTAGTTTACTCGCATGCGCTTCCGCTCCTCCTGAAAGCAGGATAGGAAAATATATTGATTCTCGAAAAATGCGAGGGCTACCCCTATTTGAGAAGAGCTGCTATTATGATTCTCGAGAAGATAAAATCTATCTTTTTAATCTTGACCAGAGATCCGGCAGAGTATTAGGTTTCGCGATTCGACGAATTTCAGAAGATTGGACTGGACCTCGATACGATATTAAGAATTATGGTGAACTTAAAAAGAATGGGATTGTGCAGGGATTAGACGATGAATTTATCCAACGCGTAAATCTAATCAATAATTATTTTAATGTTCTTAACGTTAACTTTTTAGAACCAGTATCGATCACTGAGGGTCAAATTGATGCAATGTTTGTGCGTAACTGTATTGCCACTACTGGAATCACAAAGGGCAAACAGTTATTAGACTCCCTTCTTGTAAAATCAAAGACTCGTGTTCTTTTCGATAGCGATTCGGCCGGCAAGACTGAATCTGTCGCACTAATTAAAAAAGGCTATTCTGTTTTCCTATGGGCAAAAGTCTTTGATCACCTCAGTAAAAGGTTTCCAAAGGATCGCAAGCTAATCTTTCAAATCAAGGATATTAACGATCTCTTTAAATACATGTATGCTAAGGACTCTAACTTAAATTTTGAACAATTTAACCTATTCTTAGACGACTACTTTTCTAATTCTGCGTTAGATTTGCTTTTTGTGTAATAAATAATAAAAAACAAAGACACATGGCGCACCGAATATTGAGACTTAACGAATACACTAATTCTTGGGGATCAAATCCTACTGAAAGTGAAATGGAATTTGATGAATCCTTAATTGACGAGTTAGTAGAATTAGTTGGATCTGAAGAAGAAGTTGAGGCTGCTGCACAGGAGGCACATGAAGACTTGGTTGCAGCATTTGAAAAAAATGAAGTAGAGGTAGGAGAAGAGGAAGTACCTGAAAAGCTAGCGATTGCAGCTTTAATCTTAAAACTTGTGGAAATGGGTAAACTTGGACCAGAAGATGCAGATGGACTAATCGCAGAGTATTTAGGTTAAGCCTTAATCTTATCTGAAATTTGGGAGCCTAGTGCTCCTTTTTTTGTTTTTCAAGTCCAGATAAATAATAAAGATGAAAGAGCAGAAAAACATACAACAATTTCTTAAACCGCAAAAAGGCAGTAAGGTAAAACAAGGTTACTTTACTCCAAAAAACCCTGAAAAGTATGAAGGCGATCCTTCTGCAATAATCTATCGATCTAGCTGGGAGCTTAAATTCCTGACGTATTGCGATAATAACGAGTCAATAATCAAGTATGCGGCTGAAAAATTTGGAGTACCCTACATAAACCCAATCCTAAAAAAGGAAAGTACTTATTGGATAGACTGTTGGATGATTACCAAGAGCCCAGAAGGGAAACTGACAAAATGGCTAATAGAGATCAAGCCTAATAAATACCTTACTCCACCTGAGGCCCCAAAGCGTTTGACTGAAAAGGCGACCTTAAGCTATGCTCACCACGCAAAGGCATATATCATCAATAATGCAAAATTTAACGCTGCAAAAGTATACGCACATAAAAATGGAATGCGGTTTGGAATAATTACTGAAAACTTTTTATTCAATAAGGTGTAAAATATATTAAAATAAAACACTTTGAAAAGGTTTGAAGATCTCATTAAGAATAACGGCTCATCTAGCCTATATGAAGTTTCACAAGAGATTGGGCTAAAATTGCCCAGATCACAATTTATTCCAGGTAGATTTTATTCACTTAAAATAATTAGCCCTACTCCAGACCTAAATGAACAGTGTGTCACACAGCTTAGTGGGGGTAGAAGCTATTATGATTTGGCGCCAGTTGGACTCTCTATTTTTCATGATAATTGGAAAGAAGTCGCGCTCATCCTTAATCTTAAAGCAATTCCGCCAGCAGCATCTGCTAGAATACTTGAGGCATATTATGCATTTGCTTCACAAAATGGAATGACTTCTCTTTATAGAGAAGGTGAGCTTCTGCCGCTTGCTGAACGTTCTCTGCTGGACCAACGTTTTTATATGGTTCCGCCGAGCATACTTAGCCAGATAGTTGGGGCAACTAATTTAAACTATGCAATAAATAAATATAATATAGACCAGATCGCAGAGGCTAGACTAATCGATTGGTGTGATTTTGGAAGATTAATTAATCCTCGAATAGATAATCGAGGAATTTTTCCAGAAAATCTCAATCTAGCTACTCTCTACGAAGAGTTTATCACAAATTCATTAACATAATATGGCAGGATTCCTAGACACAAATCGAACACGCAACAGTAGTGCACTTGCAGGTTTAAGTAAATTTGGCACCAAGTACGAAGATCTTCTACTTAAAAACTCACAAGCAATCGGTTTTATTGAAGGCCAGCTTGCTGCACGTTCAGGTAAAGTAAACGCCGGCGATGACTTGTTAAAGTTTTCAATGGCAATTGCAGATACTACCTCACAGCTTAGAACAAAAGCTATTGCATTCTTCCAATTGGATTATGCAGTAAAACGTGAAAGATTACGTGATGTTGCGGCAAACGGTGAGATTGAGTTTATCCTTGAAACGATCGTTGATGACATGGTAGTATACGATGAAGAAAATCGTTTTTGCTATTCCAAAGATCTTACTGGAAAGTTAATGTATCGTGGTGATACTAAACAGGAGAGATTAAACTATCAAGAACAGATAGTTAAAAAGCATCGTGATAACTTTGAAAAGATTTATGGAGCTTGGGGATTTGGTGAAGGTGTATCTGCATGGCAGTATGCTTTTCAATTTTTAGTTGAAGGCCATCTATGTTTTGAGATCCTCTATGATAACTTACAGAAACCTACTGAAATTATTGGTTTTAAGGAACTTGACCCAGCAAGCATCGCTCCACAGTTGCAAAAGGACCAGCGTGGAAAATTATTTTTACAGTGGATCCAGTACGACCCATCAAATGGTTCTACTCGTCAGCTTAATGATTCACAGGTAATTTATATCTCGTATGCAAATCACATGCGAACAAAACGAGTTTCTTTCGTAGAGAGACTTATTCGTTCCTTTAATTTATTAAGAATCATCGAGCATAGTAAAGTTATTTGGCACGTAATGAATGCGCCGATACGTTTGACAACGACTGTTCCAGTAGGATCAAAGAGCTTACAAAAAGCCCAAGAAGACGTTCGTGAATTTGTTAACATGCTTAAGGAGGACATTTATTTTAACGGAGATACTGGTGAATTAAATGTTGAAGGTAAACCAAGCATGATGTTTTATAAGAACTATGTTCTTCCAGTAAACGATCAAAATCAGCAGGTAAAAATTGAACCTCTACAGATGCCTGGGCCAAATCTTTCTGGTTCAGAATTACTAAATTATTTCTATAAAAAATTAAAGATGGATTCCAAGATTCCATATTCACGATGGGAAGGCCAGAGCGGAATGGGAGCGTTTACTCTTAATGCTGAAGGTATAACTCGTGAAGAGGTACGTTATCAAAAATTCATAAAACGACTACGATCTGCCTTTTCAGAACTCGTTGTAAAACCATGGTACCTGCAAATGTGTCTTGATTTTCCAGAATTAGGAGACGACCATAAGTTTAATAATGCGATAGGAATTCGTTATAACAACGACAACGTCTTTGAAGAGATGAAGCAGAATGAGATTGAGGCAAAACGAATTGCTGCATTTACTGCTAAGAAAGGAATCACTAAAGACGACGGCACTCCATATTTCGCTACAGAATATTTAATCAGAACTGATCTTAAGATGACTGAGGACGAGATTCAGGCTAACCAAAAATGGTTTGACTTTAAAGAAAATGAAGAAGCTGAAGCCGTAGCTGCTGCTGGAGGCGGAGGTGCTCCTGCTGGTGGAGGCGGAGGTGCTGCCGCTGCTCCTGCTGCAGCTGCAGCCGAAGGCGGATCTGAAACAGTAGAAGGCGGTGAGACCAAGGGAGCAGGTCAATTATAATAAAATGATAAAATAAGATGAAAATCACAAAAATATCAAATAAAGGATTAGATTTAATAAAATCTTTTGAAGGATTAAAATTATCACCATACGCATGTCCAGCTGGAATTCCTACTATCGGTTATGGTAATACGTTCTATGAAAACGGCAAAAAGGTTACATTGACAGATCCTTCAATCAATGAGTCTCGCGCAAATGATCTTTTGGCTCACAGTTTAATTAAATTTGAACAATATGTTGATTCATATTGTATTGATACTATTAATCAACACCAATTTGATGCTCTAGTTTCTTTCTGCTATAACGTAGGGCCTTCAAATCTTAAGATCTCGACTCTACTTAAAAAGGTAAATGCAAATCCTAACGATTCAACTATTGGAAATGAATTTATGAAGTGGACGAAGGCCGGTGGAAAAACTCTAAAAGGTCTAGTTTCGCGTAGATCTGCTGAATCTACACTATATTTCCTACCTGTTTAATCGTAAAAGATAGAGAGCGGAGCTTTTAACTCTGGAACATCTATTAATAACACAAATATTTCTCTGCCCGCACGATCGTCGTTATATGTTGCGGGCTTAACTTTTATTGGGCGTTTTTTGGTTTCCCCAACATACGTATTGATCTGCGCAGCCGCTTCTCTAGTTAAGGCAAAAGGATCAACTGAAAATTCAAATAGATATTTTTCAACGTCTATTCCAAAATCAAGCTCGCCTAATACCTCTCCTTTTTTTGTAAAAAGGGTCATTTTTATCTGTTGTAACATTGCCTCAAGATCGTCATAGACTTCAAGTTGATCCGGTCGAAATGCTGGATCGTTGCTTGCTCTAATATAAAAGTCTCGTAATTGTGCCATATTAATTATTTATTCCGACTTTTTCAATTTTACATAATCTTGGATGATACACCCAAAACTCAAAGCATAGTCCTTTTGATAGAGTTGCATCTTTTTTTAACTGATTGACCTCATAACTACTTGTATAAGTGTATGTCGATTTTACTTCAATTATTTTATTTAATGAAATAATATAAATATCCGGATAATATCTTCTTCTTGTTCCAGCAAGATCATGGTAAAATATTTTACCTATATAATCTGAAATTTTTTTATCTCCAATAACTATATCTTCTTCACATGTTCCAATATTTAATAATTCTCTTAATGCAAACGGTTCATATCCTTGGACTTTATCTATTCTGCCAGATGGAAATTCAAAAATTTTAAACTTCATGAATTTACTTTTCATTGTTTCAAAAAATTGAGCATTTTGCATGTGACTAGTCGCTCCATATCTTAATAAACACGTATCTTTTGTTTTCTTTTTAATTTCTTCATTATTCAAAGGACAAATTGTTCCATATTTGTTAATATTAGTATTTTGAATCTTATTCATTATTTCTTTATTTTGAGTAGGATATGCGACTCCATACTTTTTAAAACATGAAGCATTTGATTTATTCAAATACTCTTGAGTTTGAGTATAATGTTTTACTCCGTATTTTTCAATATTTGTCTTTTCCTTTTTTTCTTTAAAATTCTTAGACATGGTTTGATAGTCTGCTCCATACCTTTCTTGATTAGTCTTTTTTATTGAATCTCGCCACTGTTCAGTTTGTGAAATATTTTCTACTCCATATTTTTTCATAACTCCACGCTTAGTCATTTCTCTATTGTGCGTTCTTTTACATACCTCTGAGCCACATGTAGCTAAACTATAATTCAATTTATTACGATTTGTTGAAAATTTATTTTGAGGATGGAACCATCTCTTTTTTTCGCAATATGGGCATTTTTCTATTTCATAAATATTAAACCATATATGATAAAATCGTTGGTTTGGATGAATATTCTCATACTCTTGATCTAAAAAATATGTACGATCACATAATTCTTTAAATAACCCTGGATCATTCTTTATTTTATATAAGTAATTTTCAATAGTATTTGGGTTATTTTTACTAGTAATGATAAGATTATCTAGTAGACATGCTGGAGAACCGCATGTTTTTAAATAATTTGCAGATATTTTATTTTTATCTGGAGAAAATCTTCCAGTAAATTGAAGATTTTTTCCGCAACCACATATCTTTTCTCCTTCATTAAAGAAAACGTGATAAAATCTTTGATTAATTGGCGCTAAATTTGAAAGAAATGACGTTCTTGTAATTAGAGAATTAAGTAGATCTTCATCTCGTTCAAAAATATTAGATATTTTGGAAAAAGATCTTCCAGATTTATTCCTATAGCTATCTATTAGTTCAGATAATAACATAAATATTAATCTTTATGTTATTTATATGATGAAAATACGCGAAACTGCCCCAGATTGAAAATTTGTTAAAAATGCTGAAGTATCATCCAATCCGACGTATTTTCTCCCTTCATCATTGCAACTACTGCGTCCATTTCTTTTTCTGCAGTGGTCACGATATTTTGATAGTTTACAGTAACGTCTCCAGGAAGAGTATAATTAAATGTCTGTAACATGTGTGCAAGTCTAACTTTTGCATGGGCACGAACATACCGCTGAAACATCTCATCCTGATATAGTTTTTCAGGTTCTATTTTTTTCCAGATTTTAAGAACTGCGCTTGTTGCTGGAGTTCGACCTACTACTCCTAAAAGCTTGGTATTTTTATTATAATCGTATGCAATTGTGTCTATCATCATTGAGCGTGTTAAGTCTAAGAATGAAAATATTACAGTACGATACATTATACTTTCGCCGATGAATGGTGTAAGATATATCTCAGATCCGATAAATTTCTGTTCAGCAAAGTCACGGTCGATCGTTGCAAAGATCGAACCGCCTTTTGCTTCTTTAAATTCAACCACGAACTGCACACAATCCGGTAATTGGATTTGTCTAAATTTTTTAAATGTTGGATTGGAAAAAACCTCTTGCGGTAGGAGCAAATATCTGCTCTCTACTGCATATCTCCAATTATCCCAAAAAAATCGAGTATCATTTGCTATAATACGTTTGACCTCTTTTTCAGGTAAAGAATAGGGCAAAGCTCCAGAAAAGGTAATTTCATTATTAATGTCAGCAATCAATTCTGTTTCTGTCATGTTCAATTAATTATTTTATTGATTTGAACCTGGGCCCATTCCGCCACGCTCATCACTAAATCTTGTGCTAGATTTATCAATGTCTAAGTTAAATTCTTTGTCCCCTAACATGCGACCCATTGCTCTTTGATTTTTCTTTGCAACGACATTATCCTGTTTTGCGGCACGTTCCATTGAGTTTGTCACCATTTGGCCAAGTGCCTGCTTTTTTAATTTTTTCTTCCAATCGCTATGAAAGATAAGATTCATTGCTCTGGTAACGTCTACTTCTTCGATAGTTCCATTATATCTTCCTGGATTACGGGCAGCTTTTTCATTTGCAAGTTCTTGAGCGATTGCCATTACTGAGGTGTAAATTCCAGCCAGGGCGCTCTGTACCATGCCCTTGAAGTTAGTAGGGTAGACTGCCTCCTTTGTGCCCTCATTAATAAACTGCTGATATGTCTTTACTGGTTTCATTATTTTGTTGAAGCTGCGGCCTTTTCTGCAGCTGCGACATTCGCCGAATTTAAAGCCGTAACCGCAGCCGCTCTTTTTTGTTGTAACTGTCCGATTTG